CGTCACTTGGGCTGGCGGTACTGGCGTCAACGGCCTGTACACCGTCACCGATGTCAGCGCGGCCACTACGAAGATCACCATCAACTACCCGCACGCTGCCGGTCTCGGCACTCCAACCGTGACTGTTGTCGGTAACGACATTACTCTTGCTTCGGTGACCATTCCGGCGAACGCGATCAAAACAGGCATGGAACTTGAGATTGACGCGCTGTTTGCGATGACGGGAAGCGCCAACAACAAGATCCTCAAGGTCAACATCGGCGATGCTGGATGGTATTCGCAGACAGTTGCCGCATCGAACGTGAGCCTGTCCGTCGATAAGCAGGCGTGGGCGAACAGTGCCACGACCCTGGTCTCGAACGCTCTTGCGGCCCCCGGACACGGTACGTCAACGAGCGCAAACGTCACCATGACCCCGACTGGCGGATTCGGCATCGCGCAGACGTTCGCCATCACCGGGCAGATTGCAACCGCCAACGAGTTCATCACGCTTGAGGCATGGAATCTCAAGATCACCAGCACGTGACGGTGCCCGTAGGAAATCAGTAACTCCATAAAGTTCCGCCGTGAGCAATTACGACCCACTCGATATCCGTGGACAAGAGCGCAGCAAGGCTGAGCGCGATCAGCGTGAACGCCTTGAGCGCGAGAACGAGGCCGCCGACGTCAAGTGGCTGATGAACAACAAGCGTGGCCGGCGCATGGTGTGGCGGTTGCTGGACAGGGCCGGAGTGTTCCGATCCTCGTTCGCCACCAACAGCATGACGATGGCATTCTCTGAAGGTAACCGTAACTACGGCCTACAGTTACTTGGTATTATCCACGCCGTATGCCCGGAACTTTATCCGGTCATGTTGAAGGAACACACGAATGAACGAACCAACGACGATGCTGGCGACCCCAACCAGTGAGGCGCCCACATCATCGAATGCCAGCAACACCTCCGCGACGGCGGAGAAGTTGTATGGCGAGCAGAAGGCGTCTGCACCTCAGACTGCGCCCGCCGATACGGCCAAGGCTCAGGACGCCCCTGTGACCGGACAGGCAGAGAAGGCCGCCGAGGCACCCGCCGACGCCAAGCCGACCACGCCTGAGAAGTACGAATTCAAGGCTCCTGAAGGTCAGGAGTTTGACGGTGACACCATCACCGCGTACTCGGAGGTCGCACGGGAGCTCCAACTGAGTCAGGACGCTGCGCAGAAGCTGCTTGACGTCATGGGCCCGAAGATGGCCGAACGTCAAATGGCTCAGATTCAGGCCGTTCAGGGCGCTTGGATGGAGGCATCCAAGCAGGACAAGGAATTCGGCGGCCCCGCGCTTGCCGAGAATCTGTCCGTTGCCAAGAAGGCGCTGGATGCGTTCGGCACCACCGAACTCCGCACGCTGCTCAACGAGTCTGGGCTGGGGAATCACCCGGAGATCGTCCGGTTGTTCTTCCGCGCAGGCAAGGCAATCAGTGAGGATCGAGTCGTGACGGGCTCGACCGGGCAGGCCAAGGCCGGCCCCAAGTCGTTCTCCGATCTGGCCGATGTTCTGTACTCGTAACTAACTCCAACAAAGGAATCACACAATGGCAGTTCTCTCTACGTCGAATCTGACGCTGGCCGACTGGGCCAAGCGCACCGATCCGGATGGCCGCGTCCCGGTCATCGCGGAACTCCTCTCGCAGTCGAACGAAATCCTTGAGGACTGCGTCTTCAAGGAAGGCAACCTCCCCACGGGCGAGCGCGTCGTCATCCGCACTGGTCTGCCCGCCGTCTACTGGCGTGCGCTCAACCAGGGCATCCCGAACAGCAAGAGCACGACCGCTCAGGTCGATGAGGCTTGCGGCATTCTGGAAGCCCGCAGCGAGGTGGACAAGGATCTGGCGATGCTGAACGGCAACACCGCTCAGTTCCGCCTGTCCGAAGACGTCGCGTTCCTCGAAGCGATGAACCAGACGCAGGCGACCACCCTGTTCTACGGCAACCCCGCGATCGAGCCGAAGTCGTTCCTCGGTCTTGCGGCGCGTTACTCGGCAACTCCCGGCAGCTCTGGCGTTGGCCAGAACATCATCGAGGGTGGCGGCACTGGCACCGACAACACCTCGGTCTACCTCGTCGTTTGGGGTGACAACACGGTGTACTGCCCGTTCCCGAAGGGCAGCACGGCAGGTCTGATGCATGAGGATCTCGGCGAGCAGACCGTGTACACGGACTCTGGCGCGAACCGCATGCAGGCTTACGCTACCCGCTACCAGTGGAAGAACGGTCTTGTCGTGAAGGATTGGCGCTACGTCGTTCGCATTGCGAACATCGACGCTAGCGACATGTCCAACGCGAGCGGAACGCAGCTGTCCACGGTGGCTACTCAGCTCATCAAGTTGATGACCCGCGCCCTGTACCGCATCCCGAACATGGCGATGGGCCGTGCGGCTTTCTACATGAACCGCACCGTTCATGGCGGTCTTTCCATCCAGGCGATGGACCGTGCCCAGAACGTGCTGTCCGTGCAGCAGGGTCTCTCGCAGTTCGGTACCCCCTATTCGTGGCTGTCGTTCCTCGGCGTTCCGTGCCGCCGTGTCGATGCCCTCATCAACGCAGAAGCTCGCCTTACCTGATAGGTAAGACAGAAAGGACACACAATGATTCTCGACAAGTTCAATCAGCTCGGCTCAACCTCATCGATCACCTCGGCATCGACCTACGCGCTGCCCGACGTCATCGACCTCCAGAGCAACACTTCGTATGTTGCGACCGCCAGCGGCGGGCTTTACACCGTTGGGCAGGGGACGCAGAATCGCGACCTCGGCTCCGGTGGCGACCTGTACGTGTACTTCAGCGTCACGACCGCCCTTGCCGGCGGTACGAACGCCACGTTCCAGGTGGTTGTGTCGAACTCCTCAACCCTTGCGTCTGGAAACATCGTGGTTGGCGAAACCGGCCCGATTGTGACTGGCAGCCTCGGGCTTGGTGCTCAGGTTGCGGTTCGCATCAGCCCGCAGCTGTTGGGATCGACTGGACTCCAGTACCTCGGCGCCCAGGTGGTCACGACTGGCACGCACAGCGCCGGCGTGGTGCGCGGTGACGTCGTGATGGACATCCAAGACGGCAAGCGCGCATACGCTTCCGGCTTCACGGTGGCTTGATAGGAGCAACTCATGGCAAAGGTCAAGGCAAAGGTTCTCTGCTTCGTGGATAACGGACTCCGTAATCCCGGAGACGTTTTCGAGTACAAGGGTCCGTACAACCATCACCTTGAATATCTCGATGTTGTGGAAGCGAACCCGGACCCCACACCTTCCGACGTGCCGCAGCCCCGTCTTCGCAAGACCAAGGTGGCCGAGGCCGCAGGCACGGAGTGAGCTCGTAACGAGTGAGTGAACACGAAGGGGCGTCGGCCTAAACACCCGGCGCCCCTCTTTGCTAGGAGGATCGAATGGCAAGCGTGGTTGAGATCTGCAATCTGGCACTCGCGCACCTCGGCGACGACGCCTCCATCGCCAGCATCGACCCGCCCGAGGGGTCAGCGCAGGCCGAGCACTGTGCCCGGTTCTACCCCATCGCCCGGGACAGCCTGCTCCAGATGCACGCCTGGAACTTCGCGTCCCGTCGCGCACTGCTCGCGCAGGTCTCGATGCCGTACTCCATGTGGAAGTACGCCTATGCCTGCCCCGGCAACATGATGGTTGCCGTCAGCGTGCTGCCGCACGACGCTGAGAACGACTACGCAGCCAAGTTCGTCCCAAGCGATACCCCAGACTTCCTGCACAACTACGCACCGCTCGTTGCAGCTGGGCGTTACGTGCCGCAGCCGTACAGCATTGAGACGGACACGTCCGGCAACAAGGTGCTGTATACCGATCAAGAGAACGCGCTGCTGCGATACCAGGCGCTCATCACGGACCCGACCAAGTTCGACCCGCTATTCGTCATGGCGCTGTCGCACCACCTTGCCGCCATGCTTGCCGGCCCGGTCATCAAGGGAGATCAGGGCGCGGCTGAGGGCAAGCGGCAGGCGCAGATGATGATGGCCTACCTGCAACAGGCCCGCATGTCGGACGCCAACCAGCGCAACATCAAGCCTGAACACATTACGGGATGGATTGCAGGACGCTGACCTATGCCAAGCACCCGCATCTACAACAGGTCGTTTGCTGGCGGCGAACTGTCGCCGGAGATGTTCGGGCGTATTGATGACATCAAGTTCCAGACTGGAGCCGCCAAGCTGCGGAACTTCATCCCAACCCCGCAGGGTCCGGCAGAGAACCGGCCTGGCACGTTCTACGTTGCAACGGTCAAGGACAGCACCAAGCGCACGCGACTGCTGCCGTTCACGTACAGCACGACGCAGACGATGGTGCTTGAGTTTGGGCAGGGCTATATCCGATTCCACACGCAGGGCAGCACGTTGCAGGCTGGGTCGCCGGCGGCCTACAACGGTGCGACCTCATACGTGGTTGGCGATTTGGTGTCCTCGGGTGGGGCGAAATACTACTGCATCGCGGCCACGACTGGCAACGCACCGCCGAACGCGACGTACTGGTATCCGCTGCCGTCAAGCGCCTACGAGATCCCGTCGCCGTACCAAGAGGCTGACCTGTTCTCAATCCACTACGTGCAGTCAGGCGACGTGCTGACGCTCGTTCACCCTAATCACGCGCCGCGTGAACTGCGCCGCCTCGGTGCCACGACATGGACTCTGACGACGATCACGTTCGTCGCTCCGGTCGCAGTGCCTGGCGCCCCGACGGTCACGGCCAGCCGAGGTGACGCGCTCAACATCACGGGCATCACGCAGGCAAACCCAGGTGTTGTGACTACGGTCGGCAATCACGGGTTCGCCATCGGCGACAGCGTGTACATCAACGGCGGCACGATGACGCAGTTGAGCGGGTTCTACCTCGTCAACACGACGCCAGCCACGAACACGTTCTCGGTCAAGGCGTACGACACTGGCGTCCCGGTTGACACGACGGCCTACACCGCCTGGACGAGCGGTGGGTTCGTGCAGTTCGGTGACAAGAGCCTCGACTTCGACAACTTCTACGTCGTGACGGCCATTGCGCAGAACGCGGTGGACGAGAGCGCGGCAAGCCCGAGCGGCAATGTCATCAACAACCTGAACGCCATCGGCGCCAAGAACACGATCACCTGGAGCGCAGTCGCGGGGGCGCTCCGGTACAACGTGTACAAGCGTCAGAGCGGCCTGTACGGCTACATCGGGCAGACGGCTGCCACGTCGTTTGACGATGACAACATCGCGCCTGACATGGGCATCACGCCGCCCATCGTTGAAACGCCGTTCAACAGCGCGAACAACTACCCGCGCTCAGTGTCGTACTTCGAGCAGCGGCGCATCTTCGCCGGAACGAACAACGCGCCGCAGACGATCTGGATGACGCGCTCGGGCACGGAGAGCGACCTGTCCTACTCGCTGCCGGTCAAGGACAGCGACCGTATCAGCATCCGCGTGGCCGCCCGCGAGGTCAACACGATCAACCACATCGTGCCCCTAACGCAGTTGCTGCTGTTGACCAGCAGCGCGGAATGGCGGGTCAGCCCCATCAACTCCGACGCGCTGACGCCGACCACCATCAGCGTGCGACCCCAGTCGTACATCGGCGCCAACGACGTCCAGCCCGAGATCGTGAACAATACGGTCGTGTACTGCGCTGCCCGAGGCGGTCACGTGCGCGAGCTCGGCTACTCGTGGCAGGCCAGCGGCTTCGTGACGGGCGACCTGTCCATTCGGGCCGCTCACCTGTTCGATGACCTGACGCTGTCGGACATGTGCTACAGCAAGAGCCCGCAGCCGATCCTGTGGTTCGTCAGCAGCAATGGCAACCTGTTGAGCCTGACCTACATGCCCGAGCAGCAGATCGGTGCCTGGGCGCAGCATGACACGCTTGGGGTGTACGAGTCATGCACAGCCGTGGCCGAGGGCAACGAGGACCGCGTGTACGTGGTGGTCAAGCGCACGATCAACGGCAACTCAGTGCGCTACGTGGAGCGGATGGCTAGCCGGCAGATCACGACCCTTGAGGCGTGCTTCTTCGTGGACGCGGGCCTGACGTACGACGGTACGAACACGACGGCAACGACCGTAACTGTTTCTGGAGGCACGACTTGGGGTCCGTCTGACGTGCTGACGATCACGTCCAGCACCCCGATCTTCGCGTTCCCGGCAACGACCGACGTCAATGACGCCATCGTCCTGACCGATTCGGCGGGCAACAAGTACCGCCTGCGGATCATCGGTACGAGCAGCACGACGGTGGCGACGGCACGGGTAGACG